AGGTTAAGCAACCGCACTACGTCCTTGTAAACGTTTTCAGCCGACGCATTTGAAGGCAGCGGGGCAGAAGTCGATGCAGGCTTGTAATTAAAGTTACTGATTTTCTGAATCAGCTTCGTTGGGTTTGACGCCCAGTCAGAAGCAGACGCCAGCAGAGGCGAAGCGTCAGCCGCCGAAGCAAGTGCAAGCTGAATTGCAGGAGACAGCAGACCGTAAGATCCTGACTCGCCGTCATATGCAGCATTGCCCACACCATCGACAAAGATACGCTCGCCGGATTGCATAATCTGCATTTCGACAGCTTGCATTAGTTGGTTTTGCAGCACAAACCCAGCGAGAGCAGGAGCCACAGCGCGCGCATACCCGAAAAGAGCTTGCTGCTGTTCTTCTTCGATCACAAAACCTTGTGCCTCTGTATGTGCGTTTTTGAACTCACTCAGAAGCGAGATTGACGCTAGGTTATTTGAATAAACCCGGTCATCGCCGAATGGGTTCATATCGCCAAGGCGGGTTTTGCTTGCGCCGCTGATTTCCACACGAGGCACACGGAACCGCGAAATAGCGCCCGCGCTCTGTGCAATCTCAGTAGGTGCCTGAATCGCGTCGCCCTCTTCGATGAACGAACGGACGAAAGTCAGTTGCTCCCAGAGCTGTTCAGCCAGAAAGTTCAGACCGGCGAATTGGTCGTAACCAAAGTTGCCGAAGTACGAGTTGAGGGCCACCGCTTCCGCGTTCTCAACCGGAACACCGGCTTTCATAGCGTTCTGAGCAATCGCGTTGAGCTTGTTGCGCAGACCATCGGCGAGCGATACCACGTTATCCACGGAGGCACCGCCGAATCGTTCTTTCAGGCGAGCCATTTGCTCGTTATGGTCGGCGGCATGAGCATTAGCCACAGAGAGCAGAGCTTTTGTCAGGCTCTTGTACTCTTCACGCCCAGCGGCTTCGCTGATTGGCATAAAACCTTCAGCGGCGTTTGCGCGTGCATAGGCGTTACGAACCGTCAGCCAGTTTTTGAATTTTTGTTCGGCGATCTGTGCGCCGGTAATTTTCTTGCGTGTCATTGTTTACCTCTTAGCTCAGAAGACCGGGCACGAGCTGTTGCATGAACGCATAGCCGCTCTTAAGCTGATTTGATGCCTGTACACCGGGTGTACCGTAATAGGCCCGCGCGTTGATTGCGACGTTTGCGCCGCCGCCCACTGTGGCCGCTGCTTGCCCGTTCGGGTTTGCATAGACAAGACCACCTGAGGCAGGAGCTGCACCCGAAGCAGTAGGAACCTGATACACAAGGGCATTATCCGAAACCACTGCACAAAAGTCACCAATGGCAACACTGCCAACGGCCTGGTTTACTGCACCGCTGTTCTGAGTCGAAACTTCAAGGACGCCAACGCGAATCACAGCGTATGTGCTGTATTCGTCGCCATCGTATGCTTTCGCGCCGACGACTGCAATTTGCTTCTTAGTGGTAGTCTCTTCTTGAATTGATACTATAGTACCAATGGGGAACTCTTGGAGAGTCGCTGCGGCGTTCGCATAAAGGCGGAGACCGTCAATTCGACGCGGGTCATACTGCACCGCGCCGCGCTTGGGGTTTGTTTCGCCTATGCCAAGTACTGTACCCGCCATTAGAATACACCGCCCGGAACGGGTTTAGCGTTCTCTACTTTTACCGCAGTTTTGCTTTCGATCTCTGCGAACTTTGCGTTTACAGCGGTGATGACATCGGCACGGCTTTCGGCCTTGATTCCGGCCAGCGCGGCCAGTGTCTCAAAAGAAGGAGTGCGGCCTTTGAAGTCTGCGTTGAAGGCAGTTACAAACGCGCCGACGAGCTTTTGAGAAGGAACCGCGTTTTCGAGTGTCGCCGGCTCTTCTTTTTTCTCTTCGTCTTCGTTCTTCACTTCCTCTTTCGCCTCTTCGTCCTTGACGTTTTCGGCTTTGCCTTTTTGCAATTCCTCAACGGCATTCTTCAGGGCGTTTACGGTTTTTTCGAGCTGTCCCATCCTGTCTTCAGAATTTTTAGCTGTCAAAACCTCCTTCACCGTATTTGCGACAAGTGCCGCAAGTTCTTTTTGGTCCATGTTTTTTACCTCTGGTTTATTTGCGGTGTTGCCGCTTAATGTGCCGAGCGAGTTTATCGCTACGGCGTTTATGATTTCAATTTTGTTGTCTGGGTCTCTGACGTAAGGGGCCAATGTGACATGAGTCGCGCGGAGCTTGGTAGCTACAGCATTAAACTGTTGCCCGTCCGGTGTCACGCCTTCGCGAACTTCCAACCCATGAACGTCGATCATGGCAGATGCGCCAAATTCTGGAGTTTGGAAATTTGCCCGAACGTATGCGGATTCTTTCGCGCCCTTGACTACACCTTCAATTATCGCTGCTTGCTCTGCCTCGTCGTACCGAACAATACGCGGCCAGCCGTCGATTTTTTTATCCTGCTCATTGGTAGAGGCATTGTGTCCGCCAAGGATAATCGGCGAATTTTCCAGCGACTTCAAAAACTCCGCGTCGCCTACCGCTTCGGGCGGGTAGTAAAGACGAACCTCTTTCCCGGCTAAACTTTCATTTTTTGTCGTGAGTTGGCCGGGGGCGTAATTTAGGACGCCAACCCGCAAGGCAGGAACAGAAAAACGCAGCGTCTCAATCCGTTCGCCTGAGTCGTTCTTGACTGTTGCCACTGGCTGAGAAAACCCCTTAACAAACGCCGCCGCGTCGGTAAGGAATTTTGCTGCGTGTCTTGCTATATCTTGAAGCACTTGCCCGCGTCCTGTTCGTTATGTCGCATTACGTCAACCGTTTTTTACTTTTTTTCGTGTACCCGGTAGCGCAACAATGGCCGCTCTCTGTCGGGCGCAATGTCAGCAAAGCATCTGCACCCCCAATCGGTGCCCGGATTCCCCGTGTGGATATTCCCATATTTATCGATCGTCGTTGGCGGGTCATCAAACAAAAAACACTTTTCGTTTAGCTGTTCGTGCGTGTTCCTGACTCGGCTATCTTGCTGCGTACGCCAAAAGTACCTGTCGCCGTTTTGCTTTAGTACAGCTTCATTGATCCGCAAGCCAAAAGCGAACGCCTCTTCATCCCCTACTTGTTCTGCCTTTTTCTCAAAATTCGCTCCAAACGAAAACCCGCGCGTCAGATTCTCGCCCCTTTGCAAGCCGTAGATTTTGCGCAGAGTCTTCTGCACGTCGGCATATTTGTCTTTCGTTAGCTTTTCAAACTCTTCTGCGGCAAGCTTTTCTTTTTTTGCCTGAGCTATTACCCGGATGGTTTCCTGTGTTGCCACCTGCCGCCGCATCCATTCAGCCACTTTGCCATCGATTGTCCCCCGATAGACTTTTATACCCTTTCGGTCGTAATACTGCTCTAAAGCGTGCCGGTATTCCCGTGCGAATAGATCGGCCTCTTTCCAGTATCGGGCGTCAGTCTCTTTTGCAGGAGCCTTGCGCCATACGGCAGACGCGAATCGCCGAACCGCATTTTTCCACCGTGGCGCGAACTTCTTAAAAACGTCTGTCACGTCAGCGGATTTTCAAGTCTTGACCCGCCCGCTGCGTCGCCCTGACCGGCGTTGTCGTCGCCATCGTGGTCAGGTTCAAAATCAAGGTTCGCCTCCCCGTCTAACAGTTTTTGACGCTTGAACTCATCAGCCAGCTCTGAATATGACCGTTGCCGTATAAGGGTTTCGGTTTTTTTAGATTTCAGGTCGGCTTTTTCCGCTTCGGTTTCGTCATAGATATTTTCAAAGTCGATCTTGTACCGCTCACCGGCAAACTGCTTTAACTCGTCGTCATGGCGTACCGCTGTATCAATAATAAACTTGAGCATCGGCTTAATCTGAGCAATTTGATACCGAGCCCTGACTGTTTCATTGGTGCTCGCAATCTGGAAAGCTGCCTGTGAGTAGTTGGAATTACCACCCCCAAAGAAGTACTCAGGGGCAACGCCCGTCAGTATACCAACAAATTCCTTGAACACAGACGCTATATCCGCCGTCCCCGGTGATATATTGTTATTGAGTATGTCCAATGTTGCGCCACGCGGCTGCTCAATCGGTGTAGACACCCCCATGGTCTGCGATAGCCTTTGGAGCTGCGCGCGCATCCGGGTAAGCATAGTGTCGGTCTGCATGTCCCCTTCCATTTTCTCAATAAGTACCTGAGACCGGACAAGAAGAGTCTTCAAGACCCCAACATACAGATTCCATGCTGTAGCCGCGTCTTTGATCTGTGGCACGCGGTTTTTGCCTACGCCATACAGGGGGTCAAACCCCGGACAGAGAAAGAAGCATGTCGAGCCGTGAACCAATGACGCACCGAGGCAATATATCTGACCGACTCGTGTTGCGCTGTAATCGGCTGTGATTGTGGCGTACCCATGAGAAAGCCCAAAAGAAAATTGCGTGTCGTTGAAAGCGTTTAGTTTAATCCTGCCATCTTGCAGAACAGGGACAATTAACGCGCCGCGAGCTGACAGCGAGGAAAAAAACACTGCATCACGCATAACGCTTTCGGCTTGAACACGCTCTAAAAATCCTTCTATTGCTTTCTGGAATTTCTCATTTTTAGTCTCAATGATTGCTGGCTTTTTGAATGCGAGCTCAATTGGCTTGTCTACCATTGGGGCCAGTGTTGGTATAGAAAAATACGAGGCAAGATTAACCCGGTATGGCGTGTAGTCGATATAGCTGGAGAGTAAAGACGGGTCACCGGCAACATTGATCTTGACTGCCCCGTCAGCATAGACAGAGTTATAGGCTGTGGCGAAATTTTCCTCTGCTGCCCCTGAAGCTTTGTCCGGCAGCTTATTTTCGGCCAGTGCCTTAAAGTCTGCATAGCTCACCGGTTCTGTCGCGTAGATCTTGGCAGCAACATTACTAAGCCTTTCATGTTCACGGCGGGCATAGTAGGACAATAGCTTTTCATCGCTGAGGCGCGGTTTTGCCCGTGCTGTCTCGCGCTGCTCCGCAAGGCTGTTTCTTACCTCATTCAGAATGGCATCCACATTGTGCGCAGATAGCGCGTTTTTTATCTCATCGACTAAACGCGGGTTATTTGTCACCTCCCCCACCGGAAGCGTGGCAAGCTTCTCTGCCGCATCGATAAATGTCTGTAGAGCTTTCATCCCGTTCATAGTTTAACCTCATAGGCAAGAGAGTCTTGCATCAATCCTGTTTCGTATAATGGCTGATCGAAACCTTTTTCCGCCACCGTTCGCGGGGCGTTGTGCTGTAACTGCTCGCCGGAGTCGATAATGTCCTTACAGCGCTTGACGATCATTCTACCCATCTGCGTCAGATAGCGGGTCTTGATCGTGTCGCGGTCACTGGGTTTGGAGTTGGCAAGGTTGCGAATAAACGCCTCAGTGTACTTCATTTGTTCTTTGCTGATTTGCTCAATAGCCATAGTGACTGCTGGCCGTGGGGGAATTTTTTCCGCTCCGAAATGGTTTATCATGTATATCTCAAAAACGGTTTCCCCGTTCTCGTATCTTTTGCGCTCAAAACCGATGCCGACTTCCACTTATGCCCCGTGCATTCTATTTACGTGCCGTCAACTCGGAAACAATTCCTAATGCCGCGCTGTATTCGGCGATGATTGGCGATGTTGCTAATGTCTCTATTGCTCCTGCCAATGCGTCCGGCGCGTCATCGTGTTCGGCGTTCTTGTGATACCTGAAGACCTCATGCGCAAACTCGGTCTGCGTACCAGCCAGAATCTTTAGTCTGTCCCGCTGTGCAGCTATCGTTGCGCTGATTCTCTCGTGTTTATTCCGCGTCTGCCGCTTGACTGTCCAATGATTCCGAACCGGCCCGCGTTCATCTGCTCTTAGCGCATCTAAAAACATTACCGACGAGTCAGATAGTTGAGACTCAAAAACTGTTTCTACCGGCGTAAACTGTTCGAGAAAATCCAGAATCTCTCTACGTGTGGACGCATCGGCAATCGACCGGGGGAAGTTACGCCCTGTGAAAATCAGGTCCCCAAACCTCGAAACCCCAACCACGGCCACGGCTGTCGAGTCTGTGTCTGTCTTGTCGCTAAACGACGGGTCAATAAACCCAACGCAATAATCACAATCAAACGTCTCAACTTGGGGGAATACACCCAATGTATCCCGGTCTTGCACGTGCCTCAGTTCATAGTTGGCGCACCATTCAACAGTCGGTAGCTTTTTGCGACGCTCCTCAATGTCCGCAATGACCGCAGGGGATAGTTCTACTGTCCCAAAGGGGAATTTTCGCCCAGTAAATACTTCAGGCGGTATTACTGCATGCACATCGTCTTCATGCCATGGGGTCGAGGTAAGAAACGTCACCCCGCCGGGGTCTACAAGGTTTTCAACTTCGAAGAAAAAGCTTTTGGTGTCTCGCCGCGCCGCTGCGCTGAATCGGTCTTCAATGGTGACAATATCGTCAAGCCATACAAAGTCAAAATGCGCTCCAGTAAGTGCCCCCCCCACCCCTGCCGCAGTTAGCGAAGGCTGAACGGTTACAGACCTCTTGAAAGCAAAATTAGTCTTATCTGCCGCCCAAATAGACGTCTGCGCGTCAGTAATACGCCATCTGGCGTAAAGGTACACTCTCAAAGCCCCGTTGGTCGTAAATAGCTTTTGCATCACCTTTACGACTTCGCTGGCGAGCGTTATGGTCTTTCGTGCGATTAATACCCGCGTTTCTGGGTACATTAGATACCGCAAGACAAGAGCGACTATACCGCATGTGGTCTTGTAGCTCCCTCTGTGCGCCTGTAGTACGTCAAACTTTCCAGCCCTTAGCATGATCTTGATCCACTCAGC